AATATCGGTAACAGTCAGAAAGCCGCGTTTGGCCATTGGCTACGCACCGGAGACGTAGGCGGCGTCAAGCATTTGATTACAGGCGAAAACCCTACTGGCCCAATCGTTGAAATCAAAGCGTCAAATGCGACCGACATGAATATTGGTACGTCAGCCGATGGCGGTGCGACAACCACGGATGATATGTTCGGGACAATTATTCGCCGCCGTGACGAAGCATCGATTGCATCACAGCTGGGCGTTACTTCATTCACAGGTACAGGCACCACGCTTGATGTGCCGATCGATAATGAAGGTGACTCTGAATTTGTTTCAACAGCAGAAGCCGCCCAGTACGATCAGGATGCTCCGGCAATCGGTCAACTCGTACTGACAAAAACCAAGTATTCCAAGCGGACGTTGATTTCTAACGAACTGCTTGGTGATTCTTCAGCTGATGTGATGAACTACATCATGGATCGTGTTGCGCTGGGTTATGCAAAAACCGAAAATGAACTGCTAATAAATGCGGTGAAATCAGGTGGAACGCAGTTCAAAGCCCTTGCAGGTGCATCAGCAATCGCCGTTGACGAACTCGAAGATGTTGTATACAACGACGATAATGCGTTCTATCTGGACGATTCGGGATCTGTTGCGTGGGTGATGAAACCATCAACGCTGAACGCTATTGCGAAACTGGACGATGCTAACACGCGTCGCTACGTTACCAACACGCAGGACACACCGGGGCCACTCGGCTACCGCGCAGTCTTGTCGAACAAGTGTGACACAATCGCAACAGGCAACAAGCCCGTCCTATTCGGTAACTGGCGTTATGCAGCGAAGTTTGAAGATCCAACACTTCAGTTCCTGCGCGATCCATTCACCCGCGCAGATTATGGCCAGGTCAGGCTTCTTTGGTACTTCCGAACCGCTTTCGGAATTACACAAAGTGCGGCACTAGGCTACGCTGAAAACGCATAGAAACGAAGCCTCTCAGCCCCGTAAGGCTGGGGGGCAATGTTTTGGACATTACCCAAAAAGCGGCTTAAAAAATGACATTGACCGTAACTGTTGCCCCAGCATCCGAGCCGATTTCCACAGCCGAAGCAAAGGAATGGTTGCGTATTGACACGGCAGATTCAAGCCAAGACAATGTGTTGGCCATCCTGATTACCGGGATTCGTAAGCGCGTGGAAAATGCGCTGAACCGCACGTTGATCAACACTACGTATTCGCTTGAATTGAATAGTGATGAGATGATTGGGATGATAGAACTTCAGCGTGGCCCCGTCTCATCTATTACCAGCCTCACGACCTATAACGATTCATCTGGATCAGAAGTCAGCACAACGGTCAACGCGACAAATTATCAGTTGATAGGATCTCATTTACTGGTTGAGCGCAATGATGGATGGGATTTAGATAGAACTTATCGGGCTGGAACGGTGGTCTACGTTGCAGGCTACGGCGCATCTTCAACCGATGTGCCATATGATATCCGGATGGCCCTTCTTGAAATGTTGGCCCTGCGCTATGAACGACGCGGCGATGAAGACCGTGATGAAATAAAATCTAGGGAAGACCAGCTTTTTGACGATCTATACCACTACAAATTGATCACATGATTGGGAGCCGCCGCCATCTTATTACAATACAGAAGAATACGCCCACGAGAGTAAAAGGCGTAAAAACGGATGTATGGAGCAACGTGGGCAACTTTTATGCTGAAGTTAAATCCATAGGCAAAAGATTGTCATTTAGTGGTAATGAAATACAGGTTGCCAATCAGCGGAAAATGGTGTCATCCTATGAGGTAAAAATCAGATACCGCACAGGCGAATCAGATTCGACAAGCACAAGTCAACGTGTTTTATTTAATGGAAAAGCATTTGACATTAGAAGCGTTTTGCATCCAGAACCACGCCGATCATTTACAATAATGCGCGTTCAGGAGGTGGTCACATGATTCATAAGCTATGGAGACGCGCACAGGTACAGGAGCGTAGCTTAACGCGCGTTCAAGGCGTTAAAACCTCAGATGGGTGGTCTACTATCGACACGGTGTACTGCTCGTTAAAACCGCTGTCAGCGCGTGAATTGAGAATCGCCGATCAGAACGGTGAAATTGTCGATCATGAAATATGGATGCGATACCGCAATGATTTGGGAGACAGCAACACCGAACTGCTTCCCCGTCACCAGTTAATCATTGATGAACGCACTTTTGACGTTAGAAGCGTAGAGAACGTGGACTTCCGAGACGAATGGACACGTCTAAAAGTTGAGGAGCGCACATGATAACATTTGACGATAAACGGGCGCGGGTAGATATAAAAAGGTACAAAATGAAGGTCAGCGCAAATGTGCGCGATGCCGTGAACGAAACCGCCATGAATATCGAACGTAAAGCAAAACAAAACATTTCTAATTATGGCACGACAACCCGAAAAGACGGAAAAAAACGCACCATTCTGATTGATACCGGATTGATGAGGGCATCTATTCACATCGGATTCAATCAAAACTTGTCTGACTTGAAAACATTTGCTGAAAAAACAAGCAAAAGCGTTGCAAGTGGTGTTTCACAAAGCCGTTCAGCCACAGCAATGACCAATTCTAAAACAGCCGCCGCCGTTGCCGTTGGTGTCAAATACGCTAAAAGTCACGAACTAGGCATTGGCAACCCTAAAAGACCGTTTTTATTGCCCGCCGCAGAAAGTGAACGCGCTGCACATCGCCGCCGCATAAAAGAGGCATTGAAGAAATGAACATCCAAAATCTCGTACAGGATGCCTGTTTTGACAAATTAAACGCGGCCAGCCTCGCCGTATACGTAGATGTTGATGATTCGGACGCGCTACCGTATACCGTCCTGCGTGTCGGCAATGTCAGCGAGGGATTGATGATGAGCAAGACCCACGACGGGTTTTCCTGCGTAGCCTCAATGGTCTCGTGGTCAACATCACCAAACACGGCACAGGCTAACGCCGCCACAGGTGTCTCGGCTCTGCTCGACCGGGGCGTAACGTGGTCAATCGCAGGCTTCACCGTTTCGATGGTGCGCCTGGAGTTCATGGGTGACATTGAAGAGGATGCTTCGCGCCCAAATGATACGTACTGGGCCGTTCCCTACAACGTACGCTTTGAGGTTGAGGAACAATGATCACAGCCTTGTTGATATTGACAACATTTTTTTTGACCTCCTACTGGTTCTACGTGGTGTACAAATCGGAGGAATGGAGATGATACAAATAGATACAAATTGCGGCCAATTTTTGAAATACAAAAATTTCATGGCCGTGTGCTTCAATTCCAAATTGGAATTGGATTTTTTCATTCCCGGCATACGGGATTTTTCAAACAAAAAAGAACAACACAATGGCTAATTTAGCAGGCCGCGCTTATCTGTGCTATGCCGGAACGTCAGCACCTTCAGCAGCCGCAGACAATGGAGATGCTGCTTATGCGTTAGTTGGGAAAGCAACTGACATCAGCATCTCGCGCTCACGAAACGCAATCGACACATCAACGAAAGACGATGGTGACAACAGTTCATTCATCTCAGGTCGAAGAAACGAAACGGTTTCAATCTCTGGGCTTTTTGATCACACCGAAGACGCAGGGTATACTAAACTTTCTGATGCTTTTGAAGCATCTTCGGGTACGGTTTATTTTCTCGTTACATCTGCTACGACTGGAGATACCGAATGGCATGGAAGCGGCGTGATCACCGATCTGTCAACATCGTTTGCAGATGAATCTGCTTCAACGTTCACGGCAACCATTCAGGTTTCGGGAGCATTTACGGAAGTTGCTGGATCGTAAAAACCAGTTATGAAATAAGCTCAACAAATGAGCATTTATATTAAATCATAGGTCAAAAAACTGACATGAAAAACAATCATCCTGAAACGCTCGAAATCGAATTGGACGGTGAAACCAAAACCATCAAGCTCGGCCCTGCCGCGTTTAGATTGGCAGAGATACGCCACAAGATTACTTTTTCAATGGCCGATTTATCGAATCCGACACTCGCAACGCTGGCTCAACTGGCGTATGTGGGATGTCTACCCGATGATCCAAAATTGAAGGAAACCGATTTTGTTGTTATTTCAATGGCAAATTCCAACGAGGGAAAAATCATTTCCTCTGTTGGGGTCGCACTACAACGCATGACGGATGGTCTGACCTTCGGCGAAGACCAGAACGCGGGTGGTGATGATGAGGGAAACGACAAGCCGGGGAAGTGATTTCCTCGGCTTCGTTCCCTGATTTTGATCGCCTCGACGGGCGTTGTGCTTCACTTCTGGGCATGACACCTGCCGAGGTTGATCAATGTTCTTTCCGAGATTTGAACGCCATGATGCGCGGCGCATTGTTACACCAGCGCGATCAAAACGAAGACAACTGGCGGCGCACCCTCACGCTATCACAGGCGATCATCAACACCGTTTCGCGCAAGCCAAAGCCACTTGATGCCATGTGGCCGAAGCAGGCGGTGAAGAACACAGAGACGATGCCGCTTGCAGAATACCGAGCATGGCGCGATGATGCCCTGCGCAAAATAAAAAGAAAATAATGGCTGTTCTTACAACGCTTGGAATCAAAATTGATGCTGATTTGTCCGGCTTTTCCAAAAAAATGGACGGGCTGACAAGCAAGTTAAAAAACACCGGAGAACAATTGAAAGGCGTTGGGAAGTCGATGACAAAAAACGTCACGGCTCCAATCGTTGCAATCGGGACAGCATCTGCGGCGGTAGCCGGGACATTTGAAACCTCACTTACTAAAATAAATACTCAAGTTGGTATCAGTAAGGAGCAGGTTGGCAAATGGAAAGACGAAATAAAAAAACTAGCTCCTGTCGTTGGCGTTGGGCCTGTTGCGTTGTCGGATGCTTTGTTTGTTGTGGCTTCGGCGGGTGCTGATGCAGAAGAGGCTTTAGGAATCGTAGAAGTCTCGGCAAAGGCTTCAGCCATTGGGTTGGGTGACACCGAAACCGTAGCTCGCGCAGTTACAGCGGCTATGACCACCTATGCGGATTCAAACCTTACGGCTGAACAAGCTACTGACAAACTTTTAGCAACAGTAAAAGCCGGTAATTTAGCCGCTGACGAATTAGCTCCAACGCTAGGAAAAGTTATTCCTATTGCCGCAAGTATGGGCATCAGTTTTGACGAGGTGGGCGCAAACATTGCCACGTTTACCCGTTTGGGTGTGAGCGCATCAGAATCAACAACGGCTCTGAAAGCAACATTGTCAGCCCTTCAAAAACCTTCAAAGGCCGCAGAGGAAGCGGCTTATGGTCTTGGAACGTCATTTGAGCAAATCAGGCGAAGTGTGCGCGAAAACGGGTTGGCTTCAACGATGAATGACCTAATCACGTTGACTGATGGCAATTCAACCACATTGTCAGAACTGATTCCAAGTGTTGAGGGTTTGGCAAGTGTATTGGGTACAGCAGGCGCACAGGGCGAAGAATACGAACAAATTTTGCGTGACATTCAATCGTCAACGGGCTTGGTGGATAAGGGATTTAAGGAAGTTTCCGAAACTTCAGAACAGAAAATGAAGAAATCAATGGCCGCTTTGGCAGTCGTTGGCGTGAGCATCGGAGATAATTTACTGCCCATATTGAGTAGGGCGGCAGATTTCGTTACCAATTTGGCTAATCGTTTTGAAAATTTATCTCCTGAAACTCAAAGATTGGCTGTTGTTGTCGCGGCGGTAGCGGCGGCGATGGGGCCTCTTGCCGTTGGCATCGGTTCTGTAATGGCCGTTATGTCTCCGCTTGTTCTTGCCATTGGTGCTGTTGTGGCGGCAGGCGCAGCTTTGATTTTGAACTGGGATGAAATAAGATCATGGGCAGAAACCAATTTCCCAGAAATCGTGGCTGGAATAACTACTGCTTTTGGCGTACTTGTAAGCACATTTGAATTGGTTTGGAATAATATCACGACCGTATTCAAAACAGCATTTACGGTAATTTCCAACCTGTTTGCTTTTTGGTACAATATCTTTTCCCTTGATTTTTCTGGTGCGTGGGAAAATGTAAAAAACATTTTTGGCGGCGTTTGGCAAGGCATCAAAGATATGTTTGCCAATTACCTCAACGCCATAAAAGATTTGATGCCGGGATTCTTGAAGGATTGGCTGGGCATGACGGACGAGGTGGCAGGCGGCACAGGCGTTGTTGAAGACGCGCTTGTTGACCTCGAAGAAAAAACAACAACAACAACCAATACCCTTACAGGATCAGCGGGGTTGGCAGAAGGTTTTGAAAAGGTAACAACAGCGGCAAATGATACAACAGCAGCCGTTGAAGGGTCAGTAAGTATTCTAAACGGTTTGGAAACCCAAATTTCCAAAATACCACCGCTAAACCGCGAGTTGATGGAATCGGCTCAAAAAGTTGAAGTGGCATTTGGTGAAGCGAACACAGTAGTTCAGCGAACCACAAATGTGATGGGCAAGGTAGAAACGTCATTCAAAGGCGTTGGTGATGTTGCCCTTAGAACTACAACAAGCGTTGAAGATTTGGGTGAGGAAACAGAGGTTTCTGCCAGCTTAATGAATTACAGTTTTTCACAAATGGCTTATGGCTTAAAGGAATCTTTTGGGGCAGGTGGAATTGGCGGGGTAATGGATCAGTTGAAGGGCAATTTGGGATCTATTGGCAAAAGACTTTTGACAATGGCAACAGATAACATTCCCGGACTAGGTACTGCGCTTATGGTGGCAGGTGGCGCAATGAAGCTTTTTGGCATAGATGCTAACAAGGTTATGGATGGTGTTAAAAATACCATTGGGAAAGTAGGAAAAGCCATTGCCGACATTTTTACTGGTGGCAAAAAAGCGAGAGAACGAGCCGATGCCATCAAGTCGTTTACGGATCAAATTGCAGGAATGGGTCTGGATTTGTCAAACTTAGGAATGACAGGAAAGGCAGGCATTAGATCGGCGATGACTCCTTTTTTGACTTCGGGTGTGGCATCATCTGAGGACTTACTTGGTGCGCTCGGCTTGACAATGGGTGATTTAGGAATCAGTCTTGCCGATTCGTTGGGCAGAATGTTCACCGACCTTTCAGATAATAGTGGGTTTCAGACTGATCTTCAACGTGCCGCCGCTGCCGTATTTGACGGAACGCTGGCTGAAGTCACTACTGATTTCGGAAAATCTTTCAACGAAGTAATAAACCAATGGGCTGGTATGTTTGGCGTGTCCGTAAGCGACATAAACGCAATGGTGCAAACGTGGACAGCAAGCGCGGCAGGTGGAGCAGGTTCAGGGCTGGTCGTTGATCCTGATGGTGAGTTAATAGGCGGGGATGGCTTATCAAAAGTAGGAATGGATTTAACAGATTCCTTTGGTGGCCAAACAGTCAACGTAATTTTGGACGGTCAAACCATCGCTTCGGCTACGTTGCCACATATGGCGGCCGAACTTGAAGTGAGAGGCACAAGCTACTAATGCCGATACTAATTGTAGACGAATCAAGTGCGGATGTAGATTACGTTCGGAAATCGCTGACAATACAGGATGCGGTTACCGGGCGCGGAACGCTTACATTTACTCACATTGGCACAAGCGCACCGCTCGATTGGGGTCAAGATGTTTTTGTGCGTGATGTTACGGATGAAGATTTGGAGTTTGTCGGCGGCGGCATAATTACGTTAGTGGGTGGCGGTGCAATAGACCTTTTCGGTTATTCGTTGATTTGGGCTGGGACAACGGAATCTGTGCAAGAAACAGATATAACCGTTGGGAGCGCGGATCAAATTGCGTACAGATATACCTGTATTGATTTTAGTCAACTAGCGGCGCGGCAAATCGTTAGCGCAACGTATACGTCCACCACCGCTGGGGCCATTGTTACCGCCCTAGCTGGTGATGCTTTTATGACCAATTTGGGTGTTTCAGTTGGCACGATAGAAACAGGCGCAATCATCGAATCCATTACGTTTAATTACCTGACGTTGGAAAGTTGCTTGGATGAACTAACGGAAATGAGCGGATTCCAATGGGACATTGACAAGGATAAAAAATTGAATTTTCGGGCCGTTGATTCCGTAGCGGCGGCATTTGATTTGACAGCATCTAACAAGCCCTATGAATCCATCACATTTTCTCGCTCACGCGGCGCAATGGTCAATGATGTATATATCAGAGCAGGAAATCAGGTGTCTAGTGACACGACCGTAGAGGTGCAGTTGGGCGATGGAAACAGACGAGCATTTGCGTTGCCGACAGAACTATCGGGCGAACCGACCATTGAAATTGACATTGGCGCGGGATATGTCAGTCAAACGGTAGGCGTGAACGGCGTTGATTCTGGCGTAAATTGGTATTATAACATAGGAAGATCAACAATCGTTCAGTCAACTTCAGACACCGTTTTAGGATCTACCGACAAAGTACGCGCAACTTATTTTGCCAGGTTTCCGGTGATTGTTAGGGCTACCGATGAGGCATCTATTG